GTATCGCCAGCAAATGTAATGTTTTTACTTAATACGCCTTCTACATCTATTTGAAATCTATCACCTATTTTTATTGGGCCTGAACCAGTATTAGGAAGTGTCATTACCTGTACGGCTGCAGTAGGTGTAGGGCTTGATGCATCATTAAAATCAAACTGTGGTATATTTAAAAAAGGAATGTTATCAATAACAAACGTAGTAGAATCTGTATTTATAATTCTTCTAGGAAAATGTTCCATGTGGAACATCAACATTACATTTTCTGTTTGCACATCTCTTACGTCAGATACTTCTGTTGATCTAAATGGCACAGTTAAATATGCAATAGCATTAAATATAGTTTGAGATTCTTGTACTCTGTACAAAGATAAGTTACCAAAAGAGCTTGAATTTACAACTGCACTATAAGTAAGTGTTGGAGTGCCAGCTAAAGTGCCTGATGTTGGTGGTTCAAGAGTACCTGAAGTTCTTTCAGCTTTTGCAACGCTACCTACAACTGACAAAACTCTATAAGTAGAGCTGTTAACAGTATAGCTATTTCCAACTGTTGGTGTGCCAGAGCTTATTGTAAAAGCAAAAGTATCAAAGCCTCCTGTCAAAACACCTAAATAATGTCGGTCTGACTCAACGCTAAAATCAAAAGTTTTTGCTTCTGATGCAGATGTTGATGGAAATAAAACATTAAATTCACTTACAGATATTTTTAATGAACCTAAATCCCCTGTGTCTTCTGTTCTTATAATTCTAAAATATTTAACATCGCTAGTATCTGGTACTCTATCTTTAAAAGATTGACCCTCTGCTGTTACTGTTACTGTTCGTAAAGTAGAGTAACTTGAATTATCTGAAGATACTTGAACTAAAAAAACTCCTGTACCTGTTCCAGATAATTTTATATCTTTTACTTCAATAAACTTGCCACGATTACTATCACTAGACAAATCATACAAAGCAACAACATAATCTGATTGACCAGAAGTTCCTAAAACTCCTATATTTGTTGTTGTAACGCTCACCGTACTAGAATCAAAATCATTTATGTTGGCTGCTGTACCGCCATTTGGTAAAGAAATAAATGATGTGCCAACAAAAGGTGTAAATATTTTTTCTGCTGTTGCTACGTGTTGAGTGCCAGGTCTACGCTTCAAGCCACCTTGCGGTACAATAACTACGTTCTCAGCAGTTTGCATACCCTTATAGTATTGATCTATGTCTACTCTTCCTTTTATCAGAGGAGAAAGCTCTCCACTCATAAATGCACTTTGGAAAAACTTAGACATGGGCATGGTTAGCCCCTTACATTAACAAATGGGTTACTAGCGATAGGTTGTACAGGGTATTGTTGCGAGTCAGTATATCTAGCCATGCGTGATGCATTGACGTACTGCCTTGCATTTGCATCCATAGCACCACCACTATCTCGTATAGACGGTGCAAAATCCATAGCTAATGCATACTCTATCATCTTACTGAAGTATACAGGCCATGTAGATTCTGGTGCGTTGTAAATGTAATCTACAAATAAAGCAGATTTTGTGTTTGTGTATAGCTTGTCACCATACAAATTGTAAGGCACGAGGGGATTTACTCTAATTAAAAATAACATATCAGCAGGTAGTTGATAGATAGACTGCCACTCTGTACCTACTGGGCTGTCTACAGTTAAATCAATCTGTGCTTTTTTACGTGCAAAACCCCAAGTAAACTTTGTGAGTTCACTCTGCACAATGTTGTCATAAAGATTGTTGGCTACAGTCTGCGCCCTTGTATTACCATCTAGCGATGTAATGGGTAAGTCACCAATCAAAATTAAAGCATTTGATATTAGCTCTATTTTTGTAGCCATAATTTACCTTTTAAGAAAGGGGGGATAAACCCCCCATTCAATTATGAATCGCCTAATGCGGTTCCTGATGCTAAATCAATACTAGTTGATCCATCGTTTGTTTTACAAAATGTTGCTGTTACTGCAACACCATCTGTATCAACAACCAATACGACATCACCTAAAGATATTTCATCTATTGCAGCTAACATGTAGTTTGAGCCTGTAACTGTTGCTGGCGCATCAGTAGAAGCATATAACCAAACTGCACGTGAGTTTCCAGAACCACCAACTCTTGATAAACCGTCTCTTGAAAAAGCCATGATAGTTCTCCTTATACGTTATCTTTATATTCAACTTTAATAATACCGTCAGCATCCCTAACTACTGCACCAGCTTTCAGCATTCCGTTACAAAGGAATGATGTACGCTCTGGTATGTAGTCAATAGATGTTTTCATTTCTATACCAATAGCAAGTCCTACTGCTTCTTTGTGATAGAAATATGAATCAACAGTATTAGAAGTTACAGTCAAGCCACCTTCTGTTCTTGTTCCAACAACATGGACAGCAAAACCAGCAAGTGTATTTATATCACCTGATACTAATGCTTTGATCGTTTGGAAATCAGAAGAAGTTGCTTTTGTATCTTTTAACAGACCTTTTAATCCATCACCATTGATAGCAGCATGAAGATCACTACTTGGTACATTTTGCTTACGCAAAGTGGCCTGTGCTTCAATAACTTTATCCATAGTTAAAGCTGCGCTTCCATGAGCTATAGTTGTTGGTGATGCTCCATCCATAACATCAATAATAAGTTGATCTTCTCTTCGGCTTAAAGCACCAGCAATAGTTGTTGCTAGCTCTTGCTTCTCGTCAAAGTTTACTTCTGCTTGATCAAACATATCTGTGAATTCTGGAGCATTCCAGTTCTGCATAGTTGCAGTTTGTACTTCGTGGGTCACATCCATAGGAGTGACTAAGTCAGAAGTTGATTTCTGATTAGCAAGTCCTTTACCCATTTTACGAAACTTATATGTTTCGCCTATTACATTATTTCTGACAGTTACGGAGGGCTTAAGTAATCCCATGCCAGCATATGCATGCTTAACTAATGAGTCAAACTCAATTACCGCTACCGCTGTCAATCCAAGATTCTTACTCATAATAATATCCTCAAAAAGAGTAAATTAAATATTTTTTTGAGGTTTTAGCTGAGTACCCAGTAAATGGTCAGCATCCAACCTAAATTTACTGGGCGATATACGGTATCCAGTTGTCCCGATTATAACTCGTATTTTGTATAAATATCAATTAGTTCCAGCAAATGCTTCTAACATTCGTTTTACTTTGCGGTCATGCTCAATATTTACACTTCTAAGAAGATTACCATGCTCATCTTTCTTAAACATTTCAGCTTCTATCATTTCCATAGTAAGCCCTTCAGGATTTGGCCCACCTTCAATCGGTAACTTAACTGGTGCAGTAGCTTGCACTAGCATTTCTACTAGCTCTATATTGTCAGCAGTTGTAACTAATGATCTTGCTCTTTCATAAGTATCAGGATCAAGATTGTTTTTCATAAACCCTTCAACATTCTTTATCCTATTTTGAGCATTGTCACCAAGTTTTTGTAACTCTAACTCTTGACTGACTTCTTCTACTGCTTGCTCTTGTGCAGTCAATAACTCCCATGCTTCACCAAAAGCATCTGCACTCATGTTTGTTTTTGTAGCAAACGCTTCTAGCTCTTGATATAAAGCGTCATCTTTTTCAACACCTTCTGGCGGTTGGTATCCATCTTTTGGTGATCCTCTAAATGCTCCAAACTTTTTAGATAGTTCCGCATAACCTTTTGCTTGATCTGATACGGTTTTATACTTTTTATCTAACCATTCTGGGGCTTCACCGACTCCCTTGATACCTTCTGCTAAAAAGTATTCTCCTTCTGCCAATGTTGGTTCAGCTTGATCTAGCAGGGTATCGTTTGTTGTTTCTTCAACGGCCTGTTCAACTTCTTCTGACATTGTTATTTCCTTAAAGTATTTCTGCTTGTTTGAGTTGATTAATTATAAATTTAACTACTCCTGACTCACCATCATGGTATGCAGCTTCATAATTAATGTTTGTAGAACCAAACTGTGTATCGTTTTCATAGATAAACCGCTTGGTTAAGTCCGACAAAATACTTTGTCCGTCCTCAGATGTAAAGACTCTGTGATATTTTTTTGCAAGTTCTGTGTGATTTTGCTTGCGGATTTCTGATTCTTTCTTAGCTTGTTTTGCTAATTCAGGATCATCTATGTTTGTCCAACTCATTGTTGTGGCATTGGCCTTTCAGATGTTTTCATACCTGCTGCTTCTGCTTGTGCACCAGCCTGTATAGCTGTTTCTTTTTCTGCCTGTGATCTTACAAGTTCGGCTGGCATACCAGTTTTAGATGCAACCCAAGCCGCAAAATCTTCTAGCTTAAATCCAATCAATGCTTGATCTGGCCCTGCGTTTTGCATAACAAACTGTACTGCTTGTTGTACGTTTATAATATCTTCACCATCTTGTGCTTTAGCAAGTGGTGATAAAAACTTAATTTCAACATCTCTGCCGTCTAACTGTAGTGGCTGCAACAAACCTCTACGTGTAAGAATAAAAGTAACTCGCTTAAGTATAGGGATAAGTACTTCTGTTTGCAGTCTGCCAAATGCTGATCCTATTCTTCTTGCTAGTTCTCTTGAATCTAAAGCTATTTCTGTTGCTGATCTTACTGGCCCTGTTGGATCACGTAAGTCATTAAACAATGTTTTCTTTATAGCGTTTTGTAAATCTTGTACTTCAAACTGCACCAAAGATAAGTTTGTGCCTGTATCTAATCGCTGTATAGATGGATTTGATGAGTTATTTGAGCCAACAGGTATGACAACTCCCGGACTAATAACAATGTTGTATGGATTAGTAACGCCATCATCTGTCGCTGTATACATACCTGACAAGTCTATAGCTGCTTTTTGCAATACAAACTCTTTTACTTTGTTGAGAGAGCGTACATCAGGTAATGCTTGTACTGCTGGCCCTCTACCACGTATTTCACCAGCTGTTTTTGAGTATCTTCCTGTCACCCATGGGCTAGACTTTCCATAATCTTCCATCCAACTTATGCGATCATCTTTATCATTCCAAACAAGACCATAGTATTTTTCTTTTTTAGGATCAAAAATTACACCTTCTCGTATATCGCACTCAGTATCTGGTTTACTTTCCATGATAGATTGCATTTTTTGTGTAGGCTGATAACCCCTGTACTTGCGAGGTATATCTCTTGCCTTCATCTTAAATCTACGCCAATGTGTTTCTACAGTTCCGTATGGGCCTTCTTCAAATGCAATGCCTTTCTGCGGTATAGCTGTAAATACAATAGGCATATCATTGTCATCAGCTTCATCAATACGTAATGTGCCTGTGCCAACAAGTAAATCTAGTGCGTGCTCAAAAAATTGTGTAGCAAAGTTTGATCTGTTTATGTAATCAAAGACTATGGTTGCTTGATTCTCAAGGTTTTCGCGTATATCTTTTTCTGTAACGTCAAAATCACCTGTTGCTAATTCATTTAAAATCTCATTTGATGGTGCAAACGTAGCCCAACGTGCTTGTATAGGTGCAATATTTTCTTGAAGTTTGCTTGCTGCTTGCTGTATTGCTTCCATAGCTGTTGAATCAAAGATACGATCCATCTTCTTTTGACCTTTTGCAAAGTCATCAAACAAGTTTCTGTTAGGTAAAAAATATTCATAGACATCATCTAACAAGTCATGCCAGTTTGACATCCTCTTAAATGCGTCTTGCTCTCTTCTTTTTATATCATCGTATGATCCAAGCTCTTTTGGAATTTGCATAATAAATACTCAGTTACTTACTTGACATTCTAGCACCTTCAGTTGCATTTGAAGATATGCCACTTGATCCGTATGCACCTCCCATAGCACCCATCATGCTTCCTCTAGCTGCTCTTTGACCTCTTGATCCACTTCTGCTACGCATTGATTTAGTTGATGTTTGTGTTCCTGGTGCAAGTAAAGACGCTGTGCCTAATCTTCCACGTGCAATCGCTTTCAGTCTTTTTTCTTGCTCTTCTATTTCTTCATCAAGCCGTCTTGATTGTCTTTCAACAACTGCAAGCTCTTGTGCTGTAGGTTCTGGGGCTTTGGGTCTTTTTAGAAATCCCATGATTACTTCCTCATGTGCTTTAATAATTGATATGGCGTTAAAATTAATGGATTATTTATTCCTAGCATCTGTTTTATATGGCCTACACAAGTGTTTAACATAAATAATGACCTTTTTTTCTCTACAGGAACGTAATCCACAATCGCAAAGATGTCTTGGATTATACTATCTTGGTCTTTAACAGTAAATAAATCAAAACCTTCCTGCCTTTTACCATGAATTATGTAGCCATTAGGCGAGGGTTTGACTAAATAACAATGCCGACAGCCTTTTTTTAGTAACCAAGACCACCAATTTGTCTTGTCATCTTCAAAAATTACAAACACTTTGCTGATCATTAGAATACGCTGACTTGTATTTTTGCTGTAGTAGGTTTAGAAAAATTAGATACCCTAGTTAATGCTGCTCTGCCTTCACCTTCACCCTGTAATGCGTACTCCAGGGCTTCTACTGGGTGTGAATATTCGTTTTTATCTGGCTCATCCGTATATTTTTCGCCCTGTGTTTGTACTCTGCGGTAACAAAACCCACCCTGTAGTCCTTTTCTTATCATAGATGCTTTTGGTAACACCAAAAATCTAGGTTTGCCATCCATACACATCTCTTTCATAGGCACTTCTAGGGCTGCTCTACGTTTCATTGGGTCATTTGTCTGTGTTGGTTGACAGGGTATACCAGCAGCACGTAGTATTTGAAAGGGTGTATCAGAATTTGCTTGGTTTCTGTTGTTACCAGAGGGATCACCCCAACCTTTGAACGTGTTTTCTGGATAATGTTCTTCAATATACCGTTTGAGTGATGGCGCAAAGTCTATTGCACCTGAATCTTGTTGTACAAATTCATCAAAACAAACCCATCTGCCCATAGATGTACGTTGTAAAAACGCACAAGCTGGTGTTCTACCAAAATCAAAGCCTAAAATAACAGGTGTAGACCTATCCAAAGCAAAATCTATGTGTTGACAGTGCACCGAATCCGTATACATAGGATGCACAGGCTTGCCATTAGATACAAAACCATACTCATTAGCTAGATTTACCTTTATCCAGTCATCAGACTTACCTTGCATACCACGATCATAGTAGCCATCAGGCAAATTTTTTATGTTTTCTGCTTGTCGGTTGACAGCCCAACTCTCACCATCTTTGTAAACACCACCAGGTTGTCTAAAAAATGACCAGTTATCAGGTCGTTCTATTTCCGCTAGTTTAAAATACCAGTGATCTTCATCAGGTGCGTTAGAATCACCTATAATTCCATGATGTGTAGCCGTACATCCTTCTTTGTTGGAGGGATATCTGCCATGTCGTAGGTCTAACATGTCCAAAACGGCCTTAGAATGCTCTTTCGTCTCGTTTAACCACACCCAAGTAGTCTGGATACCCCTAGCCTTTTTAACGTGCTCAGGGCGATCAAATGCGATAAAGATGACATCACAATGAACGTATGTTCCATCTTCAAGTTTAAATCTTATGAAATGTGTAGGAGGTTCTTTGTTACCTTGTTTGAACTCACCCAGCTCGCCATGTATTTCTAACCAGTCTTTTATGGTTGTAGAGAAGAGTTCTGAGTAGGTATTTCGTGCTGCAATGATGCGAGATAGTCTTACACCGTAGTTTTTATGTGTTTTTCTGCTGACAGGAGCTTGTTCACACATCAAATCAAATAATTTAAGAATACATTGTACGGTTTTTCCTGATCCAAGCGGCCCCATGATAAAAGAATTACGAGCACGACAGTCATTGAAGTCTTGAAGCACTTTGCCTTGTGGCATCAAGTTATATTCAATACGCATTACTTAGACCAATTTATCTTATCGTAGTTATCTTCAAAGCGTTGTCTAGATGTTTTGGTAGAGGTTCTAGGCATACTACCTTTACCTCCGTTATATTCTGGAAAATATCTATCACGTGTCTCTTTATCTAAATAATGAACGTGATTTGGGCCTTTCTTGCCCCGACTACTCATTGATGTCATAACCACACCTTTGTTTTTGTTCCACCATCATAATCAACAGCTAACTTTTCTGATTTAAGAAGGTCAGCAACATTACCTAGCTCACAATATAAATCACCCAGTATACGCCCATATTTATCCGTACCATGAGACTTTACAGTTATCTGACCCTTTAGGTACTCTTTGAGCCTTACCTTCGCTAAAAGGCCTAATTGTTTTTCTTTTGCTCGTTCAGGATATTTCTTTACATTGATTCGTGATTCAGGGGTATCTATACCTGCAATTCTTACCGTCTTATTGTGAAGATAAACAGCAAATCCTAAATCAATTTCCGATAACACAACAGTATCACCATCAATTACACGACCCAATTTACAATTATATACAAAAGGCTCTATCACGTTCTATAGCCATGCTCCACACGTACACCTTTGCTCTAAACAAAGACAATCCTTACTCATTCGCTCATCTAGTATATACAAAACCTCTCTCATAGCAATAACATCCCTATCCACCAAAGCAGTGTAAAACGCTTCTATTAACTCATAATCAACATCACTTATAACCTCATCTGTATTAAGAGAAATCATAAGAAATCATAAAAAGGTTTTTTTAGGTAAATTTTTTTTTGAGAGGGATATATATACATATACATGTCGCACTGTCAAAGGGGGGGGTGCTGTTATTCTGTGCCTGTACTATCTGTATTTGTGTCAGCACCTGAGTAGTCTTTTCTATTGATACTTACAACCAATTCATCCTCCATCTTGATCTCCTGACTGCGAAGTTTCGGGGTCAGATATTCAGCCACACGGCTCCACGATGTAATAGATTTCTCACAGTTAATGATAGAAGGCTCTTGATCAACTAACTCATCAAGTTTAACGGCTTGCTTCACCATCTCAATGACTGGGTTGAAGTCCTTGCCCATCATTTGCTGTAATTTTCGGTGGATGAATGCACGATTCTTTCCAAGTCCTCTAGTATTCATAATATACAACCTTAATATATATGTATTTTGCTTATAACTGATTGTAATCATTGAATAAATAAAACACAAAAAAAACGCCATTAAACTGTATATCTGTCTATATCTCTCCCCTATATATTGTATATATTTAAATTAATTGTATTTAGCACTTGTACTCTGTGTACTAATAGTATAAAGTAGTAAATCAATCAATCAAAAAAGGGAGTAACACAATGAAAACTTGGGATGATTTCATAAAGGAACATATTAAACGAAACGATTGCGAGATAAATTATCACAGCACAGACTTAGACAAGAAAAGCAAAAGCTGGGAGATTGTCGAGAGTATGAATGAAAATATTAAGCTGCTTAAAAAACTAAACCCAGATTACAAAGTCATACTCTGGGAAAATAAACTTTATTTAAAAGATACATATTAAAAAGGGAGCAACAATGGAAGTTTTAGTAACAATCAAATCAATCTATGGTGAGGATAGAGTATATCCAGCCTGTAAGATTAGCACTACATTTGCCAGTATCGCTGGCACTAAAACATTAACCGATTACACAATAGATCAAATGAAGTCACTTGGTTATGTGTTCAAAGTTAAACAACAATCAATATAAAAAGGGAGTAACACCATGAAAGACGAACTAAAAGATTTAATTATAGAAACCATTAGTAAAGATGAAGTTTATACAGATTGGTATTTTTTATATGAGGATTTAGATTATAACGGCTCAGTACATAGCATAATTGACTCTAATATAGACATATATAATTTTGATCTTAGACAGTGGGCGGTTGAACATTGGGAGTGGGTTGATCAAGCAAAAGATGAAGGATTGTGTTCACCTGATGCAGATTACCACGCAATGATTCAAGCCGGTCAATATGTCGCATTATTGGAAGAAGCTCAACAATACATCAAAGAATTATTCAATGAGATGAATGGCGAGTATTTTAACATTGATCAAACTAAAACAGCATAAGGGGGAAGCAATGTTAACTAAAAAAGAGTTAGAAAAAAATAATTGGACAGTTGTGCCAAATGGTGTGTGGTTTGGTATTGATTACGAGGAATCACATAAAGTAAATGTCTTAGAAATGTTAACCGATCTGTTAGGTTTAGACACAGATGCAGAGGGTTATAACTTTGTTGTTTGTGCCTATAAAAAGGAGGGTGAATAATGACTATAGAAGGACGATATAACGTAGGCGCGCCATGCGCCTATGAAACTATTACAAATGAAACTTTTTACATTCATCAAAATTGCAAAGCATTACTGACAAGAACGGAGCTTTTAATCTTATTGGCTGAAGGTTTTCAAGACGTGTCCTACAGAAATGACGAGTGCGCGAGCTTTGCTAGACCTGATAATTCTTTTATCGATGGCGTACATTACGACCCTATTGCAATATATGTCTGTCCAAATGAGGACGAAGAAGCCGAAGACGGAAAACTTTTTCCGCATTTTGATTACAGATATTTTTACCTACATGATCATAACACTGGTAAAGAATGGTACTCCGAAGTATTGGAGCACTTGATTTATGAATACAAAATGATAATTAAACAAAGACAGGAAGGAGAAAAAAATGACTGACTACACATGGGATATACCAACTAGGAACGCTAAGGCCTTAAGATATCTGGCGGCTAAACGAGAACAGGCTGAAAAATCGCATATACGTTTGATACGCAACCGTAATCGGATTACAGGTGTCATAGTATCCCGTTTAGGTTTAATCGCTCTAATGGCTTTAATTTCAATCGGGTCTTATGGCTTAGTTACTTTATTAAATATATTAATTAGGGGGTAAAAATGAGTCAGAATAAAAAACTGTTGAGTTATCTCAAAAATAATGGGTCTATTGATCCAATGCAAAGTCTAAACGAGTTGGGCATTTATAGATTAGCAGCTAGGATTTACGATTTAAGATCAAAAGGAAATATAATTAAAACAATAAAACAACAAAACGGCTACACAAAATATATTTATACATCATAAAAATGGGGGCTATATGCCCCCTTTCTTTTACCATGGAACATCGTCATCAAAACTATCATCAGCTATCTTTGGTGTAGTATTTTGAGGTTCATTAGTAGCGTCACTTTTGGGATAAACTACTTTAGCTTTACCGATAATCGGCATTTCCGGGAGTTCAATCCCATTTCTTTTGTTATCAAAATCTTGTTTGTTTAAAGCCTGACTAACAAAACCACTGTTTCCATACTCATCTTTTACCTTGTCTGTGTCGCAGAACAAAGTAAACTTTGCATATTTACCGCCAGATGACCCCTCTACTATTCTAGCTTTATCTATCTTTGTTAGATCCATATCAAAATTAATTCTAAAATACATATTACCCTGCCATAAGTTGTTTAAGTTGATTTGATTGCTGTTTATCTATGATTGTGTGCAAGAACTTTAAGTCAAATGAACTAAGATTTTCTACTTCATTGACCACATCAAAGTATGCGTCTGGGTCAGACAATCCTATTTGCACATCATCTTTTAGTTTCTTCCATTGATTACTACCATGACTGCTTAACTGTCTGATCCTATCTTTGTTAGCACTTACCTCGCCACGTCTGAACGAATTAAACAATCCAGTAGCTTGATCCTCTGTACATTGTGCCAACAATGCATGCATGGTTAGACTGTCATTACGCTGTAGTGCATCATCAAGCATAGCCTTTTGTTCTAACGTGTAAGATGGTTTTACAGAAAAATCGTCAGCTTCATCCTCTGAATACACATCACCATGTAATCCGACTAGCTTTAGAATCACGCGATCTTTAGCACGTTTCTCAGCCATAGCAAACGGATAACTATTCTTGCAGTTGTAAGGGGCTGACTCACCTACTGACCATTCAGACTTGTTGCCTAAATGACCAGTAACTAACACCGCTACTTCTTTGTTTTTGATGCTAACCTCTATAAACTCTGGCTTATCAAACTGTATACCCTTGAACGCTGCTAACTTCTCAAGTGTTTTATGTTTGATAACCATAGTTCCATGACAATCCCATAAGTTATCATGGTCTGGTTTGATTCCCATCTCTTGGAATACTTTCTTTACACTATCTGGTATGTTTGTTTTCATTTTATAACCCCAATAATTCTTCAGTAAATTTATTCAATGGTTCTAGCTTTGCATCATCCATCTGTTCTTTTGCGTACCTAGCACCATACGCCCAATCATATTCGGTGCTTTGCCCTGGCATATGTGGCTTACCTAACTGACAATCAGCGTCACCGCGATCAAAATCATTCAACCTTTGAAGTAATTTGTACTCATCTTCAGTTAGACAATCGTGACACACGTAGGTTGACCCATCGTCAAAGTCTCTTTTGTTGCTGCATATGCCGTAAACATCAGACGTTACATACAAGTAACTATCTCTGTATTCACAGCATCTATCACAATGAGTGATCTCATCATTTGGAAATTGAAATACTGTCATTTTAATAATCCCTTTAATAATTGATTGAAATAATGTTTTACACATTGTACCATTATAAATACAATTAGTACAACAAGTCAAAGGAATAACATGGATATTAGTAAAGCAATGAATCATTACATGAATGAATTAAATCTTAATCAATCTCAGTTTGCAGTCAAATGTGGTATGTCAATATCTATGACATCAAAGATTGCTAGAGGTGAGAGAATACCATCTGTTAGCACGTTACAAAAGATATCAGATACTTGCGAAGTAAAGCTATCTGAGTTCATTAGGGCTGCTGAATGAGTAATTATAATTTCGTGAAGCCAAACTATTACGCAGTCATACCAGCTAGTGTTAGATATGATAAACGTCTTACAGCTAATGCTAAGTTGCTGTACGGTGAGATAAGCTCTCTATGCAACAAAGAAGGCAGATGCTGGGCAACAAATAATTACTTTGCTGAGTTGTACGGCATAGACAAACGATCTATTCAGAGATTAATACAGTCATTACATGCACTTGGTTATATAAAAATGACTGTGGAATACAAAGAAGGGACAAAAACAATTAGCAAAAGGTATGTACAAATTTGTCATGAGGGTAGTGACAAAAATGTCACCCCCCCTGGTGACAAAAATGTCACCCATAATAATACAAGTATTAATATTAAATTTAATATACCTACTGTAAATGAATTAGAAGAATATAAAAATAAAAAGGGTTATCAATGTGATGTTCAACAATTTTATGATTACCATTCATCAAAAGGATGGGTTGTTGGTAGGGTAAAAATGAAAGATTGGAAACGTGCATTGTCTTACTGGGAATCAAACGATAAAAAAAGGAGAAACAACTATGGAAAAACAACAGCTAAAACAACTTATGCAGCAAGCATATACGACTACGAAAAAGCCACAGACTTTTAGCAAAAACGAAAAAGATGTAATTGCTTATTTCTTTTTTAGATTGCAAAACACTTATGGCATATCACGTATGCAAGCACAATGGCCTGATGACAACTCATTGTCACTAGCAAAGAGAGAGTTTGGTAAGTCAATCGCCAAGATGTGCAGAGAAGAGATTAACGCATTGTTTGATGAGCTACATGCAGAAAGACAAAAGGGTAATGATAAGTTTACGTTTCCAGACATTGATGCAATACTCAGTTTACAAAAAACAAAGTACAGGATAGCTAGTTATCATAAACTATACATACCTCACCAGTTGCAGCCAGATAGTCAGAAAGAAAGGCGTGAAAAAAATATTATTGCACTAGCTAAACTCAAAGAAGAGCTTGGAATGAATGCCTGAAAGAACTATTTACAGAGTATACAAGGGGCGAACTCGTAAACTTAGTTACGGTGAAAAGTATTCTGTGCTAGATATTGCAAAAGCATTTGACAGATCGCCAACATTTGTTAGAAAAAAACTCAAAGACAAAGACTGGTTTGATGATAAAGATATGGAGAAACGAAAGTATAAGCCATTTGTTACTAAAAAAGAAAAAAATCAATACAATCAAGAACTCAGTAAAAAATGGTTAAGTAAAAAACTGGTTAAATAATATGGCTCAACATTGGCACGTAAACAACGATCACAAACGAGAATGTTTTAAAAAGTTTGTTGATGAGATATGCGATGAACATGATTTTGTTACGTTTATTTGTAAGACAGGTAAACCAAGATCACCCAAACAACAAGCCGCGCTTGAAGTTTATTTTAGAAATGCAGCTGGTATGCTGAATGATGCTGGTTACTATCACCAACTTAACGCAGACTTTCTTAGAGATTCTATTGAGATACCCTGGACACAAGAATCATTTAAAGAGTTTTGGCGATCAATACAGAACACAATGTACGGTGTATCATCAACCACAGATATAGAATCAGACAAAGTATCAAAGGTCTATGATGCTATCAACTCAGCATTGAGTGAGCGTACAGGCATACACATACCTTTTCCATCAAAGCCAATGACAGACGAATGAGTCAAAAACTACGCAAGAAATGTCTGACTGCCATACAAAAGTTAGCAAGAATATCTGCTGCGGATCAGCTTGGTATGGTGCAATGTGTATCATGCGACAAAAGATTGCATTGGAAAGACGCAGATGGCGGTCACTACATAGCAAAAGGTAGTTCATCATACTGGGCGCTAGAAGTAGAGAACGTGCATCCACAATGTAAAGGCTGTAATTGTTTTGGCATGAGCAAGGGCAGCGCAGAAGGTCAGTACACACTATGGATGATTGATATGTATGGTGAAGACTTTGTAAGGCAGATGCATCAAGACAAACGCAAACTCAAAAAACTATACAAAAAAGACTACGAAGATATGCTTCAACAATTCAATGAGTTAATAAAATATCATGAAGAAAGATTATCCTGACCCCAACTTTACATGCTAAAAAAAGAGTGTTGACTTGGGGACAGATATAAATATATACTGTAAGTCCTTTTTTAAGGTTGATTGATACCCCTTTTTAAGCCCCACAACGGGGCTTTTTTTGTTATAATCGGGACATGGAAAAGAAAAGTTTACTCAAACGTATCGGTGTATCAGGCTACAACAAGCCAAAACGTACACCAAATCATCCTACAAAATCTCACGTTGTTGTTGCAAAATCTGGAAATAAAGTTAAAACTATACGCTTTGGACAACAAGGAGCTAAGACTGCTGGTGCACCAAAAGCAGGTGAATCAGACAGGATGAAGAAGAAACGTGCAAGTTTCAAAGCAAGACATAGAAAGAACATAGCACGTGGTAAAATGTCTGCTGCATTCTGGGCAGATAAAGTTAAATGGTCATAGGAGATAAATCATGCCATATCATACAGGTTCAAAGAGCAAGCCAAAACCAAAAAAAAGTAAGCCAAGGAAATAATCATGGCTAAAGGAGTTAAACATTACTTTGCTGATGGCAGAGAGTACACAGGCGGCACGCACAAAATGCCAAACGGTTCATTACACAGCGGTTCTATGCATACAAAGAACAGTAAAAAGCTGTTTCATTTCAAAGACTTATCAGAGAAAGCTAAGAAAAAAGCTATGGGTAAATGACTATGGATATGAAAAAAAAGAAAAAACTAACTGCACGACAAAGAAAACTTGCAGCTATGTATGGTGACAAAAATAAAATTACTCGCGGTGATGTTATAGCTGCTGCTAAAAAAGGCAAGAGATGAAAAAAAAATCACGAGTCAATGAAGCTGGTAACTACACCAAACCCAGAATGAGAAAGAGTTTGTTTGAAGCTATCAAACGTGGTGGTAAAGGTGGTAGACCGGGGCAATGGTCAGGTCGTAAAGCACAAATGTTAGCCAAGCAATACAAAGCTAGAGGTGGTGGTTATACCTAATGGCACTCAGGAAGCCACAGAAATCGCTTTTAGACTGGGGTAAACAAGATTGGGGCACTAAGTCAGGTAAACCATCTACCGTTGGCCCTAAAGCCACAGGAGAGCGTTATTTGCCACGTAAAGCTAGACAGGCACTATCGTCTCAAGAATATGCAGCGACCAGTAGAAAGAAAAAGAGAGACACTAAGGCTGGCAAACAGTTTTCTAAACAACCAAAACGTATATCAAAGAAGACAGCTAGATATCGTTAGTAGCCCCACATAACAGCTTCAGTGCTTCTGTTATCAATGTGTATAAATGTTTTGGCTACACCTATACCATTAAATCCCATCTCTACAGCGTTCTTTACAATCAAGTATCTTTCAATACCATTGTTTACTTTAATATCAGATGCTATGCCCTGTGCATGAAATCCAGGCTTTGGTTTCTTTGATTCAATACTATGTGATGGACTTCTATATCCGCTTGTTACTATAAACGGAAAGCCACAGACATCACGTAGATTATCTAACTTAGATAGAAACTCAGGACACATCTCATTCTCGCCTGTCTCCTGACAATCAAAGTCTGTTATATCAAAGTATTTCACTTGGTAGGCTTTTTCTTTTTTGCTACTGCTTTCTTTTTTGGTGCAGCTTTTTTCTTACGTACTGTTTTGTATGCTTCGTTCTTGTTGGGTGTAGACTTGTCGTCAGCTACATACTGACCTTTTTCATCGCGGTTACGTACTGTGACATCTTCTGAGTTTGTAAAAAAGTTTACAATATTTCTAAATAGACCCATGATTAATCTCCCATATTTGTGGATATTTCTTTAGTTTCTGGCCCAAACAACCATATTAAACCAAAGCCAATACCAAGTAAAACCAAGAAGATTATAGCCTTGACCAATGTGGCTTCGTCTCCACCATTGTATTCACCAAAAGACATTACTTTCTCAGACTCATTAACTTGCTTACACCACGTATTCCAAAGCTAGAACTAATGGCTATAAATAGCAAGTATTGATACCAATCTGGGAGATTGGATAATGCATCAAAGCCTAAATGCACTCTGTCAATAACAGTAGTATCGCCACTTGCTATCGCATATCCCACCATGAATATGGGTATGCTTAAAATAATAGTCCAGAATTCGTCCTTCCAGCTATCCTTGGATGACTCTGCCATAATCTGTTCCCAGTTGGCATCATTCTGTATGACGTTCATTTTGGCTTGATGCTTGGCTTGTTTTTCTTCTTTCTTGTTATTGAGCCATGTACCTACAAGATTAGATACTGGGCCTATAAGATTATTCAGCATCTTCTTCAACCTCAGGCATAGGTATTACATTAAGACGTGTGACTCTTGTATCATCAGCTACCCATTCAGGACGGCAGAATATAGAGCCTTCTTCAAACCCTTGAAAATATTTACGTTCACGAGTCATTTCTTGAGCGATCCACTCGCAATGCTGTGCGTTCATAAAGTATGTTTTCTTGGTGTCATCTGGAACACCGTTAGTGATGACTACCAGTGCAATCACCAGCTTCAACTTTATCGCCTTTCTTTGAGCATTATCTCTATGAGTGTGCCTAACTTCTCGTCAGTAGCTTTACTAATTTCTGTCTGTGCAGCTAAACCATCAGCTATAGTTTGTATAGCTTGTTCATTTAGTTTTGTACGTACAGCGTTATCTGTAGTTGTTGTCTCAAGTTTTTCTACAACTTTAGATACTTTAGCAACTTCTTCATCAGTAGCTTGCGCTTGAGCTTGCATAGTACCCCATGCGATAGCGGCAGGTATAATCGCTGCGACTAAGGGTACGGCCCATGATGGGACTTTAATTGATTCACTCATTGACTGCTTCCTCTTTATCTTCTACAACTTCAACTGAGTTTTTGATAGATGCAGCGTATGTATGAATTAGGACTTTCTTTTCTTCAAGTATCATTTGTAAACTAGCTGCTTCTTTACGTAACTCGTTTATGCGCTCCACATGAGCTTTTGAAACGTCTGATAATTGATCTTCAGTATATGTAACATCATCTATAGTAATCATTTCTTTCTCCACGATTGTACTGTTTTAGTCTCCCAGATACGTATACCTGTGTAGATGATTGTAAACAATGCCGCTACAGGTGGCAACCAGCCAAACAAACTCATAAGAGCCGTTGAGCCAGCAACAACGTCTAGCGTATCTTTTGTTGAATCTATCACGTTATGTATTAGCTATCGGTGGATTTTTCCAAGCACCACCAAGCCTAATAGTAACATTAGAACCTGAACCAAACTCACCTGTCTTTACGCCTACTTTATAAGACATACCTTGCTCTGGTTCAAACCCAACAAACTCACCAACTGCTGTAAACACATCAACATCATGGAATGTAGAGCCGTCAATGCTTCTTTGTGCTGTTACTTTAGTTCCATTAGCAAACGTGCCAGATATAGATAGATTAAAATTACCATCAAAGATAACCACATCGCTAAATGTGTTTTGTGCAGTAATGTTTTTAGTTACATATGTAGCCATTTATTTCACCTAATCAGTAATCGTTAGCAGCAGTAATTGCGGCATTAATAGATGACATATCTTCTGAACCCCAATCACTTAATGCTACACCCATTTCAAGATAGCCAGAGCTACGCATAACTCTTGCTTTCTTTTCTTCTTTAGTCATGTCATTACAAAAATCATTGCTATCATCTATGCAATTTGTAATTACACTAACGCTTCCAAGCATAGCAGAATACATCTGTGCTTTTTCTTCTTCGGTTCTTTCTACTGCTTCTTCTGCTTCTTCACTCATTTTACTCTCCTTCTAATGCTGTGATTCTAGCTTCAAGTTCTTGTATTGCTTTGGTTAATATAGGTATTAATTTTTCATACTGCATACCATACTGCTTACCATCCTCTGAAATAGTGACAGCAAGATTTGTTTTGTTTGCTTTGTCATAACCTGCTTCTTGCTCAAGAGCTTCAACTTCTTGTGCTTTAAATCCAACATCTAACCAATCTTCTTTGTGAGTGCCATCTGGTGTTTGAGAATTTAAATCATAGTCATCTGCTGTCTTATCGCCATATTTAGAACGCTTATCCCACTTGTAAGTGTAGGGCTTGAGTTGTTTAACAAAATCTAAACCAACATCTAAGTCTGTAAAGTCTGTTTTATCTCGCTCGTCAGATGCGACTGTTAATGAAACTTGTGCATTTAAAGATGTTATATTTTCATCACCTAACCCAATAACATTACCTGCTGTCGTCACTGCTCCTCCTGGACTTCCAGTTCTAAGAGCATCTAATCCTATCGCTATATTATTGCTACCTGAAGTAATTTCAAAACCTGCGGCCCTTCCTAAACCGACATTATTTGCTCCAGTCGCTATAGAAAGAGCAAAAGAGCCTACGCCAGTATTTTGGCTTCCGCAATCTGCGGAAAGTGCGTTGTAACCTATAGCCGTATTACCTGCACCATCACCAGTGCCATCACCTGCTAAACCACCTACAAATGTGTTTTGAACACCTGTGGTTACCGATGCACCTGCATTATTTCCAACTGCTACATTAAAAGCATCTGTAGCGGAGGTAAAGTTTTGAACTGCTAATGTTCCTGTTCCGACAGCTACAGACTTAGAACCAGTTGTATCACCACTTAAAGCAAAATAACCAACCGCTACATTAAAGTCTGCGTCAGTCAGTGCATCACCTGCCAAACCACCGATTAGGGTGTTAGATAGACCTGTGGTTACTGCACCACCTGCGTTGTAACCCACTGCTACGTTATAAACATCAGTAGCACTAGTATTATTTTGTGTGGCTAAAGCGGCATAACCTACTGCCACATTATATTGACCTAGTGTTTCTTGACCTAAAGCGTTATAACCTAACAATGCGTTTCTATCTGAATCTGTTAGAGCATCACCTGCAAGTCCACCCACAAATGTGTTTTGAATACCTGTGGTTACAGACGCACCTGAGTTATATCCTATGGCTACATTGTAAGGTGTAGAATTTCCGGTGTTCATTACATTTAAGGCGGCATAACCGATAGCTATGTTTCTGCCATCATCATCTGCTCCTGCTAAAGCATCTGCACCTAGGGCAACATTTCGTGTTCCAGTTGTTACAGATACAGCGGCATGATATCCAACGGCAACATTATTAGAGTCAAATGTGCTTGTTCCATTATTTTGGGCGGATAATGCACCAAACCCTATTGCAACTGTGCGATCCCCAGATACATTAGACCCTAATGCGTTGAAACCCAAAGCGACATTCTCGTTGCCTATTGTGTTCGAATTTCCTGCTAGGCCACCAATAAGGGTATTTTTAGTTCCTGTGGTTACTGCTCCACCTGCTCCATGACCCATTGCCGTGTTGTAAACGTCTGTTGCTGAAGTGAAGTTTTGATTTGCAAGGGCTTGAAAGCCTACTGCTGTGCTTCTTGAACCTTGCGTATCTGCCGATAATGTTTGATAACCTATTGCTGTATTGAAATCAGCATCAGTAAAAGCATCGCCTGCAAGTCCACCCACAAATGTGTTTTGTATTCCTGTGGTGACATTTTCACCGGCCATCCTACCAACACCTACGTTATAAACATTATTGCTACCAGAAAAATTTTGGACTTTTAGTGCATTTTCACCAATAGCTACATTATACCTTCCCGTAGTATCGGCTGATAAAGCACTTGTGCCTACAGCAGTGTTACCTAATCCTGTTGTTAAAGCATCTCCTGCGAATGCCCCAATAAGCGTATGTGACGTACCTGTGGTTACCTTTTGACCTGCTAAATAACCAACTGCTGTGTTATTAGAATTTGTAGCTGAAGTAAAGTTTTGAACTGATAAAGCTTGATAGCCAACGGCAGTTGACCTACTTCCTAAAGTATCTGTGCTCAAAGCTAAATAACCTAAAGCTACGTTGAAATCAGCCGTAGTAATTGCAGTACCTGCTTCATCTCCTATCAAAGTATTTTGAGTACCACCACTAGTAATGCTGTTACCTGCGTTAGCACCAAAGCGTACGTTGCTTGTGCCGGATGTTGGGGTGGATAGAGAGCCGTCTGAAGCTATTTCAAATCTACTAACAGAAGCAGTAGATAATTTAAGAGTTGCACCTGATGAATTTGACCTAATATCTAAAGACGATCCATCAAAACGGATGTCTGCATTACCTACTGAGCCTGAAGGTAATAATTCTATTTCAGGAGTAGATACATTTGCTACAGAAAGAAACCCTCCATTTATTGTAGCAGTTCCTCCAAAAGTTGCGTTGCCTGTTGTAGTTAGACTTGCAAAGTTACCATCTGCCCCACCTTCTATTCTCTGCCATGCTGTGCCATTAAAGAAACAGTAATCACCTACACCCCAGTTTGTAACACCATCCAGGTTAGTTGTACCTGCTACGCTAACAATATAAAACTCGCCTTGCGTACCAGTTCCAGATGATAATGTTGGGCTGTTTGTACTTGCGTTCCAGCTACCATTGAAGTCTAAGCCTGTAAATGTCTCACCATTTAAGATTAAATCACCTTCAATCGTTACATCATTGAATGTGGGATTTCTTCCAAAAACACCGCCATTTTGTTTAATAGTCATAGCATCAACCTACTTTGTTATTTAGCAACCCAACCAGTATTACCTGATCCAGATTCTTTTACGTAAAAACTTGTGTTTGAACCACCGTCTGTTCTTAAAAATATAGAACCTACCGATGCTGTTACTGATCCTTCTGGTGTGCCTGTACCGCTTGATATAAGCGATAATGCAGTAGAACTAACCGTTGCTGCTGGCAAACCATCTGAATCAAATGATAATAATTTGTTTACTCTATCTGCCTTTAGGGGCAGTTCCATATCTTTTTTTACACCACCTACTTCTGGTGTAGGGTCTACATTTTGCAAATGAATACTTCTCTCAATACCATTTTCATTCTGAATAGCACCTATATACATTTTATCAAAGTCACCATTAACATCTGATGCTAAAAAATCACCGCTATTCTGAAAATCTGTTGTTCTAGTAAGTGGCATAGCTAATACAAGACTTACTACGTGTCCGTTAGTTTGACCACTACTAAATACTACTGTGCCGCCTGTAACAGTACCTACATTGTTTACAGTAAAACCAGACGTTTGTTTTACTCCATTGACATAAACTTCCATATCAGATGCAGCTAATACACGAAAAGTATACGTAAAACTTGTCTGACCACTTGTTGAAGTAATGTCATTTCTTGTAACTAATTGTGATACTGTCATTGTAAAACCCTATATATTTTGCCGATTATACTATTTATCTTTTATACTTTCATCTAAAGCATCTATTAATGCTTGATTTGCAATTCTTGATGCGTTTGTTATTTGTTTATCTAATTCAAGTAATTCAAGTTCTTTTTCTTTTCCACTCATTTCTAAATCTTCTTGAACCCGTTTTCTTTGTTTGCCTATTTTTTTAATTTGTTTTCCTTGTATTTTAAAAATTGGCGTTACACTTATAAGAATTTCATTTTCTTTCTCATATTTAATTCTTTTTTCACCTTCAAATTCTTCTTTGCTATTTTCAATTTGATTAACTAATTTATAAGTTTTACTAAACTCATTATAACTTTGAGATATGTATCCTTCTGGATTACGCATAGCAAAAGCTCTAAGTAAAGGTATGTCTACTGGACTTGTAGGATCTTCTGCAAATTCTTCACCATTCCATTCTTTTACTTGTTTTAACAAAAAATCACCTGCATCTGTTATATATGGGCCTGACGTTGCAAATGTATTTCTTATTATGTTGTCAATTTTAGCAGGAGAATAATTTAAAACTTTTCCTAATTCTTCGGCTGTCATTGATGTTCCAGATGTTTTTCTTAACTCAGGATCAAGGCTATCCATCCATTCAGGATAAAGATTTCTTCCCCCAAAAAAACTATAATTTGTAACATCTTCAATTACTGTTTTTATAGGACTTGGTAATACTGCACTTGGGTCATAAACAGGACTTAAAGCTGATACTGTTCCTCTCATTAAATCAAAAGCCATATCTTTTACTTCTGGAATATTTTCAGAATCTGCCCAAATCATCATCCTTTCAACGCTACTGCCAAAAATAAAACCTACCGTAAATGGCTTTGGCACTCTTCTCCAAGTATCACCTACTTTAAAAATCCAAAATAAATCACGTTGCCATTCGGGATGTTCTAAATATTCTTGCTTTTCATCTTCAGGTGCAAAATGCAAATAGTAACCTGTCAAAATAATTTGAGGTACAGTTATTGTTGCGCCTCCATACATGATTAAGGCTTTTGGATTATTTTTAGCAGCTCTAAAAAATTTGTCTGCTGACTGCACACCAGCATTAAAAAAAACTATATATCTATTTACAAATTTACTTGCTGTTCCTCCTCTTGCAAAATCAAGACTTGCATCTCTTGCTTCAAAAGCAGCTTCAGAATCTGTCAAACCTTTTCTTTTAGCTGCATTATAAGCAGCAATTCTAACTGATTGCTCAATAACCATTCCTATATCATTTGGTAAGCTAATTGGACTTTTTAAATATCTACTTAATTTTCCGCCATTTTTAAAAATTTCTTTATGAGCATTTTGAACACCTTTATCTGACATATTCATGTAACTATTAAATGATGCTCCAGATGCTCTCCATTGTTCATATAAATCATTTCTTGCAATACGAGCAAATAATCCTTTTACAACATCAAAAGGATTTGGTCTGCCTTTTGATAAAATATATGAACCATGTATATCTCTGATAAAATTTCTAGCCATAAATTCTGGTGTAATAGTTGCACCAGTGCGCAAAATAGCTGCTGGCCTACTCAACAACCATCCAAGACCTGTAATTTCTTGTGGAGAAAATGATGCCATTGCTTCAACTAATGAAGGATGCACTTCATAATATTTTGTTTTTCCTTTTTCTAAAACAGTAATAAAGTTTGCTGGCTGAACTTCTGCGGGCCTTGATATTTTTTTGCCTGTTTCTGGATCTTTTATTGTTCTCATTTTTGGTTTTGCAGTTTTGATGTATTCAGGCATTACATCTTTTAAATCAACAAGTTGTTGTACCACGCGATTTTGATAAGCTATATCAGTAATTCTAAACGTATTTCTAATAATAGATTCAATAGGATTAATAATTTCTTTGTCACTACCTTGTATCTTTTTTATAACTTGTTTTAATTTTTTACCTGCAAATGCAAGTTTGCCTTTATACTGCAAAGTTTGTAATCCAGAGTCTTTTCCATATTCTTGATCCATAACTCTTTGAAAAGGAATATAGTTTGGATTTGCTTTTTTTATTTCATCATATTTGTCTTTTGACATAACCCCAAAAGAAACTAACATTTGCAACATTCTGTCTTGATAGTCATATATTTCTTGTGCTGTTGTATCAAAAAAAACAATATTTTCACCATACTTATTAGCAATTTTTGCCATAGTTTTGACGGCTTCTTCAGATTGTTTATCAGTTACTTCAACATCTTCTCTATCATTTAAATCTCGCAAATATCTACGAGCTATTAAATACTCGTTTAAATCTCGTTCTCTTATATTTCTATTTGATTCTATTTGCATAATATTAAAATCAAAATCATTTAATATTGGTTTTAATCCTTTTCCTGTTTGTATTAGTTCTCCTTTGTCATTTAAGATTGATGTACCATTATTTAAAGAACTTAATGCCATTCCTGTAACGCCTTGATATAAACGGACACTTTGTTCTAAAATATTTTTTTTACCTCTTTTAGCTGCTTCTCTTGCAACAGCAACAAAAGAAAAAACATCATCAACCCATTTTGTATAAAAATCACTAAATATACTTTCATCAGCTGCTATTGTTTCTGGTTCTTTACCCGCATTTAATTGTTCTTGTTGACCGCTTGTTGTTACATCAGGAGCTGGATTATTAATGTTTTCTGCTGATTGCTCTATTGCTTCATCTACAGTTATTTCAACCCCTTCTTTTTCTAAAGAAGTGTCATCAATTTTTAGCTGCTCATCTACTATTGCATCTTGTTCTAATGTGCTTAATTGTTTTGTAGCTTCTTGTGCTTCTAATGATGACATACCTTTATTGATCAAAAGATTTGTAACAGCAGATGCACCTGCTTTGACACCTCCAACAGTCATTATTAAACCAGCTTCAAGTAATAATTGTTCTGAATCAGGTGTAATTCCTTCTAAAACATCAGCCATTGTGTAACCTTCAGTTAAGGTTAAATCAACAGATTCTCTAAGAATGTCTGCAACTCTTTCTTCGCCTAGTTCCATCAACATTCCATTCCATCCTGCCCTTGCAAAAACTTCTGACATTTTTGCATTAGGTTTAATTGATTGATATGCTTTATATAAATTATCTTTTAAATTTGCAGGTAATTTATTAACACTTGTAATTGCTGCATTTTTAAGTGATATTTTTCCTTTTTGATAACGAACTGATTTATTTAATTTTGACGCTAAAGCAAAACCTGAAAGCTCTGCTGCAACTTCTGCCGTTAGATACCCATACGCTTTAAGAGCACTTATTGCAGGAGTTTCTTTAGCTTCACGAAAAATTAATTGACCTGTTTCTGTTATTTCAAGACCCTCTGAAAGTCTTATATTTCCAAATGCTTCAAATCCTTGAGTTGGCATTAACAAAGCACTTTGAGTTGCAACTCTTGCCGCAGCACCAGACACTTGATTAAATACACGATTTTTTACAAGTCTTTTAGTTGTTTCAACTGTTGCTATTTGAGCTGATTTTCCAACAGGACTTGTAAGAGCAAATTCCGTCATAAAAGCTGGAAGTTGTGATCCGTAATATCTAAATTTGCCACCAAATGTTAATCCCCTAACTTCCATTTCTATACTTTTATCTAGCCAATCATCTAATATTTTTTTATCTGCTATTGATACTTCTTTACCATCACGTAGTTTTTCAGATATGTTTAATAAATTTACAGCTTGACCACCTTGATATATTCCCCCTCCAGGTAATACTTGCGACCAATCTATAAAATCACCTACCTCACCAATATCAATAGGATTGTTAAGCCACATGTCAACAGTATGTTTTGGGAATCTTGAATAAGCTAATTGAATTGTTTGTTGTTTTTCATTTTCTCTATTTTCTATAAGATCAAGACCTTCATCTTTTGAAGAATCAAAAGTAATTGCATTGTTAATGGATGCTTCATTTTGTTGCAAAATACTTGGTAAATTTTGTTGAAAAGGAACATCAAGTCTTTCTATATTTTGATCTGGTTGATTTTGAAATTCTTTAAGAAAATTTTTAACAGATTGATCTATTACTTCATCTGTTGTTTCCTCAGGAAATTCTAATATTTGACCATTTGCTAATTCTGCATATCTTGGCATAAAATTTCCTAGGGCATTCTGTTGCCTGAAGCATCAAACCTTATAACATTGTAATTTTGTTTAATATTTTTATTTAAAGTGTTTGTTATATTTTCTCTAGCTTTTTCTTTTTCTTCTTCTTTCACTTCTGTAGCAGTAGATAATGCATATTTTTGCCAAAACCCAGATATTTCAGATCTTGATACTGTTTTACCTTCTTCTTCTAATTTTTGTGTTTCCGATTGTACCCTTTCAAAAAGTCTTGCTCTGACAACATTCATTAAATCTGGTCGCACATTTTCTTTTATTATTCTATTAGCTTTGTAGTAACTTACAGAAAGAGTGCTTAATGCTTCTGCTTTTTTAGCAGCAGTTAAATTTTTCATTTCTCTTCGCAATTTTACTTCATCATTTCTATTTAATTTACCATCTGCTCTTTCAGTTTTTATGTATAAATCAATATTTTCTAAACCTTCTAAATAATCAGCATTTTGTCCTGAAATAGATAAATCTGCATTTAAACCATAAATGCGATCAATTATGTCCCCATAAATTTTATTGTCTGTAATAGCGTTAAGAGCTTTTTCAGATGTAACATATCTTCTAGCAATACTTGCTTTTTCTGTGTTAATAAGTCCTCGTAATTCTTGTGTATTTATAAAAAATAATTTTTCTTCTGTACTTTTGGTATCATCTTCTATATATAAAGATACTTCTTCATAATTTTCTATCTGCTCTTTAAAACTTGCTATTTTTAATTCTTCTAGTCTTCTTTTATCTCTGCTAAAAGCATCTGCCCTTGATGTTTTTAAATATTTTCTTGCTGTTTCTTGATCTTCAGCACTGTAATCTTTGATAATTTCAGATAATTTATCTTCTACTTCATTAAATGCTTGTGTTCTTTCATCAATATCTAAATCTTTATCATCAACAATTTGATTAATTTTTGCCCTAAAAGTAGTAATATTTTTTTTGTTTTCTAAATCAAGTGTATCTTGTATCACTTTATCTTCTGTAACTATGCCATTTTTAATAAATGGTTCCATTGTTAATGCAAAATTTTGTTTAAGTATTTGCTGTAACTCTTCATCATTATTTTGATATGCTTTAATTAATTCTTTTGTAAATTGATCTTTTAACGTTACATAAGATGCTTTTCCTGCTTCTTTAACTTCATCATCGATGGTTTTTTGTATATTTTTTGATGATGTTTTAAATTTTGCAGAATATTCTTTAAGTAATTTAGTTCGTGTTTCAAGCGATGAATTTGCTGTTATTTCTTGCAATAAGGCCTGTGATTTTTCTGTAAATTGCTGCAAATCATTTGGGTGTAATTGTTCGTATTCGTCTAATTTTTCATCAAGATAAATTGACTTAGAACTATCATAAATAGACAAAGCAAGTTTATTTGTTGCACTTGCTCCATATCCTTTTGCTTCAGGTAGCTCCCCAAAAGTAACTTCACCTGTTTCTGGGTCTGTTTGTATAGCTTCTTCAACTGCCGCTTGTGCTTTTTCTGGTGCTTCTTCTGCTGCTCTTGCTTCACCAAATGCTCTAGCAGTTTGAGCAATACCACCTGCAAGACCTGCAAGTTGCTCCATCCTGCGAACCCTGGACTCATCTATAGGTGAGGGCTGAAACTTACCGTATCTTTCTATTCTTTGTATAGCCATTATTAAGGACCTTCTTGGTCTCCTTTATTGTCTGCTAATGTTTTAAAAGCAGCTTGCAAATCATCTGATGATTTCAATAACGTAGATACTGCTCCTAAATTTGATTGCCTTCGTGCATCTCTTCCTGACTGAATTATATTTCTTTGTCGCAATCTATTTGTAAGAGCAATAAGTGATTCACTTTCACCTATAGTTTTTGCTTGTTCTAAAGCTAGGCTTGCTGGTGTTCCTTCCGCTGCAATACCAGATGTAGCTTGAGATAAAATATTAGATGCTAGAACTCTGTTTAGTTCTTCTCTTCTTTTAAGTTCTTCTGCTTGTGCAGCAATTCTTTCTTCTTCTGCTCTGCGATCTGCGGCTTCTTCTGCTGCTTTACCAGCTTCAATGGTAGTAAATGCTTGTGCTCCGATACCTGCTACTGCAAGACCTGCTGCTACTTTTTTTGTAAACAATGATGCTAATATTTGGAACATTCTTAAACCTCTATCTCAATTATATCATTAGGAAGATTGTACTTCATATTCAATAGCTTGTACGTGAAATGGTGTAGGATTAGGCACAGTTATCTCTGGTACTACTTCTATATTCCAACCATTACCACCGTTATTGTCTTGTATAACACCTGTCAACTTAGGTAAATCGCTATCAAGTGGTGAGTTAGATGATGTGCCAAACTGTCTTATAGGCACAGGATTACCATCTATAACCACCCCTGATGTTTCAAATACACGTAAATTCATGCGTGTAATCTTTTTGTCTCTCATTTGATTTTGACCAGCAATATTACCTGCCGTTGTATTTAAAGGCATAGACTTTATTTTAGGTGTAAAGTTAAATCCAACTTCAACATCTACAGTAGAACCTGATGCTCTTATAAAAGTTTCTTCTTCTTCAGTAATAATTAACTTTCCATTATTATCAGTCCCTGAAATTGGCTGAACTACACGATTGGATAAAGTTACACCTCTTGCTACAACACTTACAGTAAATCCTGTTAAATGATCCGTTTGCAAAATAACTTGTTGTGCACCTTCAGGAACTAAAACATTTTCTGTAATTTTAACACTTGAATCTAAAAGTCTATCTTGATTCCACATTTCAATAGTATAAGTTGTTGTTGTATCAGTAGTTCTTTCGTTTACAAAAAATAAAATATTATTGACTGTAGATGTAGAAACAAGTTTTAAAGGATATACAGTATTAGTATCTCCGTTTGTCCACTTTGTAAATCCATTTATATCTTGTGATCTTAAGGTATTAAGTATTGCAGCAGAACCATCTTGATTAATTACAATTACATAGTTTGCATCTTCTGTTGTTGAGCCACTCAATATTCCAACATCTAATGGGCTATCAATTAAATGAGAAGAAAGCACCGATATGTCAACCGAATTGTATGCATCTTCGTTGTAGTTATATAAATATTGTCTTAATGTCTTTCCGTTTTTATCTACAAATAACGTAGCACCATCTAAAGATTTAGCTTCTAAAAACTTTGAACCATGCTGTGTTTGTGCTTTTATAGATACTGTTGCTGGTGTATTGCCTGTAAGCAAAAACTCTGCACCTGATGTAAATATCTGTAATCCTCTATCTGGATTGATATCTACTATTTCTGTCAAATTTCTTGCAGATATTGTGACAAATATACCTTCATCATCATCGCCTTCTTCTGTAAAGAAATCAAAAAACGATCCAGCCCTTGATGCAAAAACACTCTGACGTTTTGATTTACTGCCACCAAACCAAAGTCTGCCTTGAAAAAATGTCGCTGTTCTTGGATATCCTCTTGTATCTGACCATACATCTTCCGATCTAGGAACACCAGCCGCAGTTTGTGTAAATGTAATTTCATCTGTGCCTTGACCGCTAGTAAAAAATCCAGTAAATAACTCATAAGTTCCTGATGAATTTCCATCTAATGTAATTGTATATTGAAATGATCCTGTCCTTGTAACTACAATACCATCATCGCCAAAAATAGGCATATCTTGTAAATTTTTTCTTATGTTTTCTATTGTAGAAGATTGTTGCGCTGAGCCCGTATCGCCAGCAAATGTAATGTTTTTACTTAATACGCCTTCTACATCTATTTGAAATCTATCACCTATTTTTATTGGGCCTGAACCAGTATTAGGAAGCGT